ACCTTTAGGACCAGTAGCACCTTGAATGCCCTGAGGACCGGTATCGCCAGTGTCACCTTTAGGACCAGTAGCACCTTGAATGCCCTGAGGACCAGTATCACCTTTAGGGCCTTGTAAAGGGCCTACATTATCCCAATCAAGACTAGCTGTCCATACATAGCAGTCCATTGTATCCAACGTTACATAAAGATCCCCTACAGTTAGTCCTACGGTAGGCAGAGCTGAATAAGTAGCTACAGAACCTGCTAGCATAACACTTGTGCCATCTGCACCCGTTAAACCTTGTGGACCAGTAGCACCTTGTGGACCCGTATCACCTTGTGGACCAGTGTCACCTTGTGGACCAGTAGCACCTGTTAAACCTTGAGGACCAGTAGCACCTGTTAAACCTTGAGGACCGGTATTGCCAGTGTCACCTTTAAGTCCTTGTGGACCAGTAGCACCTGTTAAACCTTGAGGACCAGTATTGCCAGTGTCACCTTTAAGTCCTTGGATACCTTGTGGACCAGTAGCACCTGTTAAACCTTGAGGACCGGTATTGCCAGTGTCACCTTTAAGTCCTTGGATACCTTGTGGACCAGTAGCACCTGTTAAACCTGTTAAACCTTGAGGACCGGTATTGCCAGTGTCACCTTTAAGCGCGCCTCCTTGTACGGCAGTAATAACTGCTTCCAAGTGGGCGCGGATACTTACTACGTTATTTAGTTCCGGTGCACCTGACCAAGGGATAGATGCAGCACCAAAACGGGTAACGGTAACCTCTTGCCCGTTACGGGTTTGAACTACTGTACCATCACCGAGGAGAAAGTCTTCTGCACCACCTTTATTCTTCTCAATGATGGTTAAACTTGAACTAGCCATTAAAGCCTCCTACATAAGTTGTGTCATAATGAGCGTTTGCCGTATAGTCTAGTGAGAGCAGCTTAAGAGCATTAGCTACTCCGGCTGCTGCAGTAGCTAGTTCATCTGCACCAATTGCTCTACTTTGAGTGTCCATGTTGTCTCGTAACGCCATTCCTACTACGTACTGCTTTAGCACAGTATCGAATAGCGCAGGTAGTTCTAATTCAGCCGTCAACGTAGCCAATGATAAGGGATTACGAGAGTAATAAACAGTCATCACCATTACACCAATAGCTATAGACGAGATGATGCCGAAGTTTGCATCACCGTCAGCTAATACGCTGGTTGGGATACTAGCGGCAGCACCGTAGTCTAGCGCAAGTGATTGACCTGCAGTTGTAACTAGGCCGTAAGCAGCTACTTCACTTGCGAATGCAATACTCGGCCATAAGCGCAGAGTAGAAGGCACTCGTAAATCATACACAACATGCGTAGGAATATCACTAGTAAATTGCTGCCACTCAGACCCAAACTGTGCATCCATTGCGTCGTAAGAAAGTAATGGTAGCTTAACTTTGTCCCATTCTACGCGAAGCACAGAGATGCAATTTTCTGGCAATGGAATTGTAGGCGAGATAGCTGTTACAGTTGTATTATAACTTGTGATTAGCATACCAGTACTAAGTGCTACTACAGTTTGAGCTTCACTGAGTAAACGTAAGAGCCGTTCATCTGTAAACCGATCCTTGTCTGGGTCAGCCAATGTTTCTCTCGCGCGAGATAAAATACCAGAAATTCGACTCATATATTCACCTTGAAGAGGGAGCCGAAACTCCCTCCTCCTAATTTAGTTTGTGTATTCGCCATTAGTCGCGTCTAGTTCGACGTAAACTAATGTAAAGATACCAACCAAAGAGCCAGTAGCTGGCGCTGTTGCACCTGGCACCAGCTCAACATCACCGCCAGTAGGCAATAATACAGCAGTAGTGTTGGCTACTGAACCTACAGTTGTTACGGCCATGGCAGAACCTAGGTTGCTGCCATTAACTTTAACCTGCACCGTTGCTGAAGCTGTACCTGATGCGGTGGTCACTGACATAATGCTATACATAATCTGTGCATTAACAGGCAACGTAGCAAACAATGACCCTGCTGTACCACTAGTTGCATCGGTAATCATCGCTTCCGTGAAAGGGACGACTAACACGCTAGGAGTGCGGCGTTGATTATATTTGTTTTGACGTTTCAAATCTGTAGACATGATTTACTCCTTACGCTACTTTAACATCGAACGCGATTACACCATAGTCAAGGTTTGATACCTTAGCCTGCTTGTATTCTTCGTTTTCTGCTTTTAGGTTTGTACGCTGTGTATTTAACCAGAATTCAACTGCTGACTCTGATTTAATACCAAAGTCTTCAGACTCTTGGAATTTATAGTCAGGCATTTTACCCATGGCTAATTGTAATGCACCTTCACCAAGGATCAAGTTACGAGAGTATGTCGTACCAACGAAACCTGCTTCACCAGACCACTTAGAATTAGTACCGTCATAAGAACGCATACCAGCAATCTCAACTTCAGTACCAGCTAAAGTACGGTCAGAGGAGAACCCAAAGAATGCTTCGGACTCGACGATAACTAACTGGCCAATTTGACCGATTACGCCACGAATAGCGTTATTGTTAGGACCACGAATGTCGGCATCACGCATCAACTGCATAATATTACCAGTAGCAGAATTGCCTTTGATGTTAGCAGCTGTATAAGGATCAATAATCATCAACCAAATGCTTGTGCCATTAGCTAAACGGTAAGGTGCTAAAGGTGCACGCTGACCTGCTGCTGTTACAGAACCAAACGCGCCCGTCTTGTAACCAACACCTGTACGTAACGATTTTTCGATATTAACTAAGTCAGTGTAGGTTAAGCGGTTTGTCGATGCATCAGTTTGAATAGAGTGTGTTGGAGCAAGATTATCTTTGAAACCTTGCGCAGTATCAAATAACGCTTGGTCTTTCCAACGTACAAACAAGTCACCTAGCTTAGCACGTGAATCTGTGTGTTGGGTTAGGCTTAGATCGCCAATATTCACACCATCAAACTTGTCTCCGTTATCAACAACTAAACGGTAACGATCAACGGTGATTTTTTCGGAGAACTTGCGTTTTTGCTCACCTTTACCAAATGCTTTGTTTTTGCCTTGGATTGCTTTACCTGATAGGTTGCCGTCAAAGTCAAATACTACTGTGTGACCATCAGCTGCACCACTGTTATTCGCCTGGAACACAACTGAACTGCGGCTTGTGCCTGTGTAAGGAGTCCAAAAAGATTTCGAAGTAGCTTGGATAAGCCCTTCACGCATCCATTTCTTGCGTTCTAAGTCAGAACCTAATGGAACTACTGCAGTTGCCATAACTATCTCCTAAATTAAAAAATTTGTGCTTTATAAGAGGCTTCAAAATCTGGGCTAGCGCTAGTGTTAGTTGGTTTTGAGCCTCCACCCGCATTGCCGAGATTTGGTTGAGGGTCAATTTTGCTTGGCGAACCAAAGACTTTACCTGCTTTTAGGTAGTCACTTGCCTCAGCTAAAAACTCTTCGAATGTTACTTCACCCCGTTCAAGACGGCGTGCAATTCGAGGAGGAATATCATTAGCTAATACCTCATCAGTAATCGCGTATTGGGGATTACTATTATTATGCTCAGCTAAAATTTGACTCCGTCGTTCTAGCTCTGCATGTTGGGAAGCTTTTTGAGAGATAGTTCCAAGCTCTTCTTTTACTTTAGCTTGTGCAGCTTTTTCTACTCCTACCAGTTGCTCGCGCCACTGGTCTGGATTAGTGTACTTTAGCTCCTCAAGATCCGCACGCTGGCGAGATGTGAGGTTGTCAGCCATGTACTGCTGCAGCTTAGTTTGAAGTTCGGCTGCTTCTGATTCTTTTGCTTTCAACGCGTGCTTAGTTTTACCGAGTTGTGACTCAGTATCTCGACGACGTTTCTCTACTGTGGCAGCATAACGGATCGTTTCATCCGCTTCAATGCTGTCTGGTAGCTTCCAGATGCCGTCTTCACCTTGTGTCATTTTAGCTACAATAGCATTGACACGATCACCAAAAGCCTCTTCTGCTTTGAGCGCTGTTACCTGACTTGCATCTGTGCTTGTCGAAGTAGGCAGAGCTTCAGAAGGGAACAATGCTTCCTCATGAGTGCTCATAATTAACTCCTATATTAAAGCGCTACCAACGGTAGTCATAATTATTATATGCTAAAACGTGTACTTTGTAAATAGCTTACGGTAAAATAAACGCTGTATTAAAAGTATTTCGGGAACACATATGAGCAGAGTACAGTCGTTTAGCGTCGCGCCTACAGACACTTCAGGCCAGGAGTTAATAGCCAAGATAAAGCAGCATTGTGATGCTACTGGTGTGTCATTTAGCTACATCGTTATTGCAGCACTTAAGAAGTATACTGAGGAGGTGCTATGGCCAGCGAACAAGAAATAAAGCTAAAGTTCTTAGCCAGCATAACTAATAACCCTCATCAGCGCCTCCACGACCTTGTAGGAGAGCTCGGTGTAAGCTATGGGACACTATTCAAATGGCGTAAGGAGTACCTCGATGCTAAGTTAGCTGGCGACATCTCTACATGCGTCAACGTAGATGAGCTAATCATCGCTCGCGCAGCTGATTCGGTACGTGATGACTTGATCATGCTGCACCCTGAAAGCAAGACTGCTGTCGAAGGGGTGATAGTCCAGGAGGTGACAGCAGTCACTGCAGGCCTTTCGGCGCTGCAATTGCTAGATACAAGGTTAACTACTGCTGGCCTTGGTCTTGCTGCTCGTATTGCAACGATGTCTAACAGGCACGACCTAGAGCCTCGTGACCTGTTGACGCTTGCTAGCGCACTAAGCAATCTACAGACGGCATTCTTCACTAAAGGAGCTAATGTGAACGTACTTAATGTTAACGCTACAGAAGGTAGTGAAGGACTTTCTCGGTTCAAGGAGCTGCTCAATGCATGATATAGCTCTACTTGACTCTATCTATCAAGGCAGAGTCAATCTTGACACACTCTTATTTGAGCCTACGTCTGACACTGACTTAGTAGAGAACTTCCTCTCATCGAAGCTATGGAGGTTAAACAATCTTTACTCTTTTGTAGATAAAGAAGGTAATAAGCGTAAGTTTACAATGAACTACGCACAGCATCGCGTGTATAGCTATCTGCTCATCCACTCCCGCTTAATCATTCTCAAGTCACGCCAGCAAGGTATTTCAACCTTCTTTCTACTCAACTATCTTGATGACCTCATCTTTTGTGACGACATTACTATAGGTATGATGGCGCAGGGGGACAAGGAAGCTAAGACTCTGCTTCGTCGTGTTAAGCTTGCCTGGAATGAGTTTCCTGAGAGCGTTAAGACCTTCTTGTCCCTCAAACGAGCTAATGACAACACACAAGAGCTAAGTCTTCGCAACGGCTCTACAATGTTAGTTAGCACTTCTTTCCGTTCTATGACTCTTCAGCGGTTACATATCTCCGAGTTCGGTAAGATTGCGAATGAAAACCCTGGCCGAGCCGAAGAAACAATTACTGGTACACTACAAGCTATTAAACCTGGCAACCCTGTAGCTATTGAGTCAACTGCTGAAGGTGACAACTTATTTAGCGTTATGTGGGCTGTGGCGATCGACCGCCTTGCTGAAATGACCACTCGCGATATGCCCTTGAACAAACAAGACTTCTACCCTGTCTTCCTCTCTTGGCTTGATGACCCTGATTGTACATCTACGGATGAGGAGGAAGAGCTACAAGAGCACACTGACTATTTCGATGAAATTGAGGCGGAGACAAGCAGAGTGATTACACCTTTACAGCGTAACTTTTGGATAGCCAAACTGCGCGAGCTTGGAGGCAAAATTAAGCAAGAGTACCCCGCTACACCAGCTGAAGCCTTCTCCAAGTCAAAAGATGGAAGCTACTACGCTCGTGCCTACCGTGATTATATCAAAACTAGAGGAAGGGAAGTAGCTAGCCTATACGATGCTAACTTACCTGTGCACGTAGCTATAGATCTCGGCATGAACGACCTAATGGTGCTGGTATTCTTCCAGGTGTTTAAGGGTGAGGTACGTATTATACACGAGTACTATAACTCTGGTGAGGCGCTAGAACACTATACAAAGTATATGCAAAGCATGGTGGAGAGCAGAGGGTATGTGATTGACTGGACTGTAGGCCCTCATGACTTAGCTGTAACTGAGCTAACTAGTGGCATGAGTCGTAAAAATCGCCTTTACGAGTTGGGTGTAACTAGGATAAAGGTGCTAGAACGCTTTGGTCTAGTGGACGGAATCGAGCGTGTTCGGGCAATGCTGCCTAGCTTGTGGATTGACTCATCTTGTACCTATACGATTAACTGCTTGAATAACTATACAAAAGAGTGGGACGAGATCCATGAGGTCTGGAAAGCTAAACCATTACATAACAAGTGGTCACATGGCGCTGACGTTGTACGCTATATTGCTCTTGCGGGTTTCCAACATATCCCCTTCTATTGGGGCAGCGTAGGGCGTAAACAAGTAGCTAGTAGAGACTTTAGTGCGGAGAGCGATTCTGGCTTTGCTCTCTAACACAGATGGTAGTGTATTAAATTTAATACACTACCAGAGTAATTTACATGCCAACTACAGTGATGTAAAGATAAAGACAAGGTCAATCAGGCCCACGCCCTTTGAGAATGATCCTCGTTGGCGGACAGTATGGATTATCATTTGATACCCGTTATCATTTGATACCCGTTATCATTTGATACCCGTTATCATTTGATACCCGTTATCATTTGATACCCGTTATCATTTGATACCCGTAAAAATAAGTAAAATAATTATTTACTTTTGACCTCTCCCGTGTTATAATATATTTAATCAGGCAGACAGATGAATTGAGCTAATAAAATAATTAAATAATTATTTACTTTTGATTATAAACGTGTTATAATATATTTAATCGAGTAACAAAGAGAGAGAACTATCATGATTTTTGTAGATACCGTAGGTGACCTAATAGACGTCGAAACCCTTGAAGAAGGTGTAAAGTTTATTTATGACGCCTATAAGGCCGGAGAAGACACTGAAGGTTGGTTAGTGTGTTATCGCCCTGACTTCGCTGAAGTAGGTGAGCGTAAATAATTATTGTCTGATAGTTATTATCGCTAGGTAATAACTATCTAACAAAGGTTATTTGCCTTTGATTTACTTTAACTAAGGATTACTATCATGAACATCAAATCTGAGTATCAAGCGATTATTTCGTTTCTACAGGCCAATCAGTCTAAAAAAGTGGCTACTATTTTGGGTGACGTTATCGAAATGGCCAGCAAGAAAAAAATTGACCAGAGTTTCTATAAAGATGCTTCGGGGCAGACGGTAGCCATGAAATGTTACTACTTCAAAGTCTGGTTCAAACTAGATGAAGTTGAGTGGTCACCTAAGGCTAACACCGCCTCGGGTTACAATCAACTATGTAAAGCCGGGTTGTCTGCCTGGACTAAACAACAAAGGGTAGCGGAACAGGCGAGAACTAACCTACTCTCTGAAGTAACTAAAGGCGACCTACTACCTCAAGACATTCCGGCTCGTGAGGTAGAGATTGAAGCCGCTAGAAAGTCGATCAACATGACGTTGGTACCGACTGAGAACTACTTTCAGACGTTAGAAGACTTATTGACTACTATCTAACAACTAAACCAGGACGACGAAAGTTGTCCTGGTTATATTTTTTACCCTGTGGCTTGGGTTACCCTTCTTAGATAACTTATATAAGCTATTACTACACCTGAGTTCCAGAAATGTGAATCCACTTTCAAATACCAAATAGTGGACTCCATAGGACTTCGTGGCCGCATCCAATCCATTAGACTAATGAATCTATACAAAACTAATACGGATCAGATCAGGACCAAATCTGACGCGTTATAGCTTGATCTAATTGAGGCAGCCACTAACTAATATCTCTCTCTCAAGATGGCATGTATCTAACATGTGTGCCGTAACTAATGCCAGTGGTTATGTACATCCTACAATTAATACTTTATTAAGTGTGACATCCAGTATTCTTTGTGTAAAAATAATGAATATATATCATATAATATATAGGGCCGGGAGAATACTGTATAATACACAAGTATAAGTTGAAAACATATGTATTACATACTTTTTTTTTTCTCTAAAAAGACTCAAAAAAATGTACTTTTTTGAGTCTCCGATTCCGTAATTTTGCTTTTCCAGCTTAAAATATACATAAAAAGCTCTTTTATGTGTGTTTCAAATTTCACGAATCGCAGCCTCATTTTAGCTACATTCTTCGTACATATCACTTCCCTTCAAGTGCCCGCTGGCACCTAAAGGTTCGAAAAAGCCAAAAAAAGTAACGCGCCTTTTTTGATAGTCGAAAAAAAGTATGTATGTTCCCGATTTGTAAAAATGAGTGAAATTTCGTACATATTACACGATTTGTCTATTCGCAAGTGCAATCTTTAGCTATGCTTCCACTCTTTAGTTATAGCTAAATCTTATAGCTAGCATAAAAAACTTTAATGAGAAAATATGTTTACTTCCTCCGCCTAATAATATATAATATATTTTAATCAAGCAGAGATTGTTTAGTTAAGTCTAATCAGTCCTACTTTAATATCTCTCTTTACATAAGGATTACCCTCATGAGCACTAAAAAAGCATTCTCCCCCTTCATGGACATCGTTGAAGCAAATCTATCTGCTACAGTTGCAGATATTGCCGACCAGTTACGTGAATTAGCAAGCACGAAAGTGCGCGGTAATACTGTAGGTAATAGCACTACTGCTTTACGTGATGCCTATAACACAGTAGTTGCTATTCTTGACTACCACGCTAAGCGTTGGATGCCACTTGTAGGCGACAAAGCAGTTGATTTTGGCACTAAGACAGGCTCAAGCACTGGGTACAATCAGATGAGCAAGTTGAGTGTGTCCGACTGGACGAAGCGCCAAGCTACAGCTAAGAAAGCAAATGCTGACCTACTGACGTTAGTATCAAACGGTGAAATCACCCCTCACGATATTGCTGACCACCAGGCAGCTATTGAAGCAGAGCGTACAGCACCATTTGTTACCGAACTAGGCTTTGAGTCTAAAGCAGACTGCTTAGTTTATTTAGCTAACGAAGGTTACGTCGTAGCATAACTTGATTGCCAGGTTCGCCTGGCTTTCTTTGTGGCAGAATCAATATTACGATTCCGTAAATTCGAGGACTAATCATGACTTACCAAGGCGAGATAATTGCAACAGTTACAAACGGGTTTCCTGTTTTAGTTAGGTATACGTACACGCACCTTCCTATGATTCGCAACGTGCGGCCTAACGAGAGTGAGATAGACTATACTATTCTTACATTGAGAGGACAGAGTGCCTGGTTCATCGAAAGTAAGATGACAGATGCTGACCATGATAAGCTTGAAGAACTAATAGTAAAGGACATTGGACTATGAACATCGACCGAGACATTTGTTTAGCTGTACTAGTGCTAGCCACATTTGTGCTACTTCATTTACTCTACACCAAGCTAGGAGTATACTAATGGCACCACGCACTTCTTCAGTACAGAAGTATACCAGACTTGCTAACTTCTTGAACCAGAACCCGCACAAGACAATTAAAGCCGCTTGTGACCAGTTCTTTGTATCCGTTAGCGCCTTTAGGTCATTTAGACACCGTCATCCTGGCGCAATAGTTGTTGCACCACGGGCTGGCACAAACAGACGAGGTAGAAACCCTACCACCACACTAGCCAGGTGGAAAGAAGTGGTAGCGTATGCTAACAGTAACAAGTGTAGCGTAAGCACAGCCTGTGCGCATTTCGATAGGAGTAAAGTGTCTTTCTATGGGTACAAAGCTTGCCACCCTGAGCACGTAGTACACCTAGCTATTGTAGGTGCTACACGAGGTATACCGAAAGGCTATAAGCACACTAGGCATAGAGTTAAAAGAAACACTTATAGCCAGCCATAGAAAATACTAATTATCTTTCTTTTCAAAATTATGATATTATAATCATGATTTAATAAAAACGAGGACATAGCATGCGATTACGATTACTACTACCACAGCCGATGCTACATGAGATAGCTGACGCTGTTACCAAAGGTGCTACCTTTCAGAGCCAGCTGCGACGCTTTGAGCTGAAGATGGCAGGCCATACCTTAGCTAAACTAGTCAGATGGTACCAGACCCCGTCACTACACCCTGCCCTATTTCCTGCGTGGCTTACGCCAACCGCGGCGCTGCAGATACAGCCACTTAGCTATGACTTCAAAGGGCGATTTCCTTTAGGTGAATGGGTCGAACGCAATAATAGCACATCAACGGTGGCCAAATGAAAACTATCCTACCTTTTATCGACGCAGGCTGGCATACAGTACCCTTACGTGGACTACTTGAGCGACAAGAAGATGGTTCTAAGACAGTGCCTCAATTTGAACGCGACTGGAAGAACACCTACACGAAACAGTTTAATACACTGGCTACGCCGCTAGGAGGAGCGCTAACAGGGCAGATCAGCAATATTATAGCTATCGATTGTGACGATCAATTAACGTTAGATATGTTCATGTCGCTTGACCCTGGCTATACTAACATATTCCACTCAGTAGGCAAGCCATCGGGCGGAGGTACATTGATCTATCGCTGGTCACCTACAGCACCGATGTCCTTTCAGCTACATAGTGCAATGCTACAGCTTGACTTCTACAATAACGACGGGTTCATCTACTTGCCTACAGCAGCAAACCGCACAAAGCAGTCAGTGGCTACCGTAATAGAAGCTAAAGAGATGCCGGCATTGATTGAGCGACTATTAGCTAACTTGCATGAACAGTATGCCTTGAGTAAAGGGCAAGCCACAAAGAAAGTAATCGCAGCTACTACAGTACGCTATCAACGTCCGATGGTTGAGCAATTAGTTAGTAAGAAGCTTATGGATAAATCAATGGGTTCGCTAACACCTAAAGACTTCCGTACTCTCAGCAGCTATAAAGAGAAGGGCTGGCTGCATCCTGACGAAGTGCCGGAGGGGCGTGGTAGTGAGTACTTGATTAAAGTCAGCGCTATACTAGGAGCTGACTCGTCAATTGACGAAGACTTATACCTTGAAGCTATGTCAGTCATCAACAGCATGTGGTCTACACCATTGCCTACGGCACGACTACAGCAGACTATTCTACACCCTATGGTGTCGGGTGCCGCGCAGATAGGAGGAGTGTCAATCTGGTCATTTGACCCTGAGTGGACAACTAAAGGCTTCAGCTTTGAGTCTAAGCTAAATGAGACTTATGATTGCTTCTTTGATGACACAAAAGTCACCTGGTATACACTTAATGCTACTAGTAACGCACTTAAGACGTTCGATGCTCCTGCTAAACTACTCAACTTTGTAGAAGGCACAGCACTTGTGGCAGTTAAAAAGGCCGCATTACTTCGCTCAATACCAATTGTGCGCACAGTAGTCACACCTGCGCTACCTGAAGGCTTTATTGACGGACCTATTAGGATGTTTAACTTATTCAGCCGTACTGAAGAGCTAGACATCCTCTTAGACTACACAGTATACACCAAGTACGCCCCACCTGTTGTAACGCTAAAGTTCATCGAGTCTTTAGTTCCTGATACAGCTACGCGTAACTACCTCCTCTCCTGGGTGAAGCGTAAGCTAACTTTGTTTGAGTACAGTCCTGTTGTGCCATACTTACTAGGCGCTGCTGGTTCTGGTAAAGACACATTTGTGAATATCTTACGCCGATTTATGGGTGAAAATACATTCGCTAAGCCGTCAGCAGCTGAATTCTGCTCGCAGTACAATGGTTGGCTAGAATCGTCATATTTCGTACATCTAGACGAGTACGGTGACCAGTTAAGCAAGCATGATAAAGACATCGCTAAGGGCCGAATTAAGGCCTACACAGGCTCTGCATCTGCCCAGATTCGCCGCATGAACAATGATGGCTATGAAGTTAAGCATAACGCGACGTTTATTATGACAGCGAATAAAAACGCGTTAGAATTCGACATTGATGACCGTCGATTCTTCTACATAAAAACGCCGGCAGCATTAGCTTCACAGGATTGGGTGATGGCCTACGGTGGTGTAGCGGCGGTGGTAGCTACAATAGCTAAAGAGTCTAAAGACTTCGCGTATTATTTAGCTACAGAAGTCGCTATGCTTGACGCTACAGCGTATACAACACCATTGGCATCAGCGGAAAAGCTAGACTTGATTGCAAACAGCCTGCCTCCGCTGACTAGATTAGCTATGTTTATTAAACACCGTAACTGGAAAAGCCTAGAAACGTTGTTACTCGACTACAACGTAGCCTTAAACGACATCGTAGATGTACGCGACCGCGTCTACTGGGAGAAGCTAGTTGAAGTATCACAAGCATTTTTTCCTAATGGTGCCTCGTCTAACTTACTATCTCGTGAGCTGTCGTCACTAGGCATTGAAAAGATTCGTACATCACGATTAAAAGCAGGCAAGACTGTACATGCATTCTACATTGACACTGCAGGCCTGTTTGCCTACTCAACGGACAAAGTATTCACTATCAAAGAGGATGAAAATTATGGTTGATATGTTTAAGTCATTCATGGATGACGCTAATGCCTGGGACATGTTTATCTCAGGTATGGCTGGTACAGGCAAGACTACTGATCTAGCTGAAACTATTGAGTACTGCATTAAAGAAGGCATTGAATACACAGTGCTTGCATACACTCATAAAGCATGCAAAGTACTAGCATCAAAGTTACCGGCTAATGCACGTATCAGTACGCTGCATAAGTTTCTAAAGAAACGCCCAGGAGTTAATCAACATGCTACGCATGTTGGTCATCTAGATATTACTATCACTCATGGTAAAGCTGAACGGCAACAAGTAGTATTTATTGATGAGTTTAGCATGGTAGGTGAAAGGGACTACCTAGATATTGTCGCTTTACAAGACCCTGAGTATGAAGGCCAGCCACAAGTTAAAGTAGTTTACTTAGGCGATCCTTACCAGTTGCCTCCCGTTAAAGACTCGCAGGCAGTTAACCCACGCAAGCCATATTGGCTAAAGCTAACTAAGATTAAGCGCACGGATAATGTAGATTTGCAGAACGTGCTGAGCACTTTAGTTAGCTATATAGAAGGTAAACCACCTGCAGCTATTGAAGAGTCTGCTCATTTACGACGCAATGTGCGCATTGTTGACCACTATCGCCTTAATGTAGGAGACAAAGTATTATTAGCTTACACCAATAAGCGAGTAGAGCAATTGAATGCTTTAGTTGCAGGTAGAGCTAAGCCCCTACGTAACGATCGGCTGTTTAGCCCTACTAACCGTGTGTTCTACACTCTACTAGGCAAGCTTGACCCTTCGCAAGTTAGCTATATCTCAACACGAGAGGGCATGCTGGGCTTTAATAGCAAGTATGAGTCGCTAGAGCATCTAGTTAACAACGCATCTACACTTGGTGTAGAGTTTTACACGGTACTTAATGAATACACACAAGAGGAGGAGGTTATCGCTGTATGCTTCGGTCACGAGACATATAAGCAGCAGCTTGCGTCACTCGCTACAGTTGCGACAGCTTCTAACAAGGCTATCGAAGCCACGCATGGCACGCAAGCTGCGTTCTGGGCGAAGGCGAATCACACTACAAAGTTGGCACGTCATAGAGCCAAAGCATGGCGTGATCACCTTACATTTACTGACCTAGTTCTTTGTGTAGACTTTCCTTTTGCAATGACAGTACACAAGTCTCAAGGTAGCACATACGATAGCGTGTACATCGACAGCGATGACCTTTATAAATGTGCGGAGAGTAACTTTAGCTTGTACCTTAAACTACTTTATGTAGCAATCTCTCGAGCGAAACACAACGTCTATATGAGTACATAAATAAAATTAATCCCTGTTATAAGAAAGTTTAATTATACAAATGAAATTTTCTTCGCTATAATATAATCATGAATTAAGCGCTACGCGTTTAATCCTGCTTTAAGTTAGTAGTACACGGCTGCTACTTAAAGCCTTTAATTTACCGTGCAACGGAGTATAATTCAATGGCTATTACACAAAAACTAACTACACCTGTAGGCGACTTAAAATGGGTGTTTATTTCCGGTCAAGGTAAAAAGAACCTCCAGAACAAAGACACTTTTGTCGCAACAGTAGAGTACAAAAAAGATTCTCCTGAAGCGCTTAAGTTGCAAGCGGAGATTAACGCCTTCTGGGAAGCTAATAAACCAACTGGTGCGAAGCTACCTAAATCAACAGGTATGAGTGTAGTTAAAGATAAAGCAGGTGAACCCACTGACATGATTGCAGTTCAGTTTTGGACTGGTACAACTATGCCTGACGGTGCAACCAAGAAAATTCGCACTTTCAACGCAAAAGCTGCTGAAGTTAGTCTAGGTGACAAGAAAATCGGCAACGGTTCTCGTGGCTGTATCTCTGGTGCGATGTCAATTTACGATCAAGGTGTTGCTGCTCGTGGCGTAACACTTTACTTGTCCGCAATTCAAATTACTAAGTTTGTTGCGTATCAAGATGGCTCGGGCTTTGACGCTGTAGCTACTGATGACGGCTGGACTGGTGAAGATGAAGACTCGGGTTTTACTCCTCAAGCTGAACCTGTAGCTCGTCCTAAATTATAAGCATTAGCACTTTGAGGGGCTTCGGCCTCTCTATTTTAACCTAGGAGCTATACTATGACAGTTCAGATTAATTACGTATTAGCAACACTGGACGATACAATACTAGCTATTGACACTTCAGTACCTGTTGCGTTTGACACAGAAACTAAAGGCCTTTATGGTCGTGTAACACTTGCACAATTCTACCAGCCTCATTGGCCAGCAGTAATGCTAGTACACATGCCGGATCAACAGCAACTAGCTGCGCTGCTCGGTAGCAGCAATGGCATCCACTGGTTGATGTATAACGGTGCATACGACCTATCTGTATTACAAGCAAATACGCGTACAGTATTCCCTGAGCACTGGGAGGACTTGTTTTATCTTACTCGTCTTGCATACCCTCGCAAGAATGAGTTTAGTTTAGATAAAGCGTTAGAGTATTTACTCACCTATGACATTTACGGTGAGGCTATGCTAGATAAGTCACTTATGCACAAACTTGATTGGTCTACCTCGCTAACTGAAGACATGAAGTGCTACGCCGCTTTAGACGTACTGTATCTACACCAACTATTTGAAGCAACTAAGGAACAGCTAGATAGCTTCAATTATAGGCTAGATAAACTTGCTACCAAGTACTTTATCACTGCATTACAGCCTACAGGTTTGCCTGTTGACCAGGAGCGGTTAACAGTACAGCGTGATCGCAACCTTGCTCGCATCGCAGCTATTGCACTACCTATTAATGCTAATAGCTACATACAAGTGCGTAAGTACATTGAAAGCGACGAATCTGACGATTTAGGTCTAGCTAAGCTTTCTCTGCTCGGCAATGCCCGTGCTACAGCTGTTCGTGAAACACGCAAACTACTTAAGGAGAACTCATTTCTTGCAAAATTCACTAGCTCTCGTATTTANGGTAAATTTACTCCTTCTACTCGCTCTGGTCGAAGCGCTAGTAAGAGCCAAAACTTACAACAACTACCACGGTCTACGAAGGGGTTGTTTGGTTATCCTATTGATTCTACTCGTTGTATCATCTTTAGCGATTACGCTCAACTTGAGTTACGCTGCGCTACTGTGGCAGTGCCTGAGCACCTAATGCTTAAGCTAATGACTGAAGGTGAAGACATGCACAACTATGTAGCGGCTCAAATCTTCGGTGCAGATTTTACAAAGCAGCAACGGCAAATTGCGAAGACTTGCAACTTTAACCTTCTTTACGGAGGTTCACCGGCAATGCTGCAGTCTATACTCATAGCTAAAGCTGACGTGTGGCTTGAGTTAGATGAAGTTAAAGAGATTAGCGCAAAGTGGCTAAACATGTTTAGTGGTTTCTCTTCTTGGCACCAGAAAGGCATCTCAGCGTGGCGAGGTAAGCGGCTATGGCAGACTCCTTCTGGTCGCCAATACCTAGGTAAGCTAATGACTGACCAGGTTAACATCATGATCCAAGGCATGGGCGCGGAAGTTGCACTACTAGCTATGCATTATATGTTGCGTGACGGCTGGTTTGCAGCTAACGATGTACGTTTAGCTAACTTTGTGCACGATAGCTATATCTTCGACGCACCTAATGATCCTCTTGTCTACGCAGAAGCCTCAAAACGCATTGCAACAGCTATGCAATCTGCCTGGACAGAGGTTATCCAACAGTGCCCAATTAAAGAGTTAGCTATGCCTGTTCAGGTATTAGTTGGCTTTAACTGGGGCGATATTGAAAAAGGAGACTACTTCTATGAGTACAAAATTTGAACACGCTTACACGCAACTAGTTGCCGATACATTAACTCAGCCTTTGCGGGCCACTCGCAACGCTCATACACACAGCCATTTCGGTAAAGTGCTTACTTTTAGCGATTTAGAAAGCGGTGAACTCCCTATCTTATCCGCACGTAAGTACTACCCTAAAGGTGTAATCGGTGAATTTGCTGCTTTTTTACGCGGTCCTAAAGCAGCTGTAGACTTTGAAGCTCAAGGCTGCAATTACTGGACGCAGTGGGCCGACGAAGACGGGGGCTTACGCGTAGACTACGGCAATACTTGGATTGACTTTAACGGCTATAACCAGCTAGAAGCATTAACTAGATCTATAAAGGAGGACCCTCATGGTCGACGTCACCTTGTTAGCGGTTGGCATCCTGCTAATCTTTCAAGTCTTTCTCTTCCTTGCTGCCATTATGCATACCAGTTCTACGTACGCGATGGACGCTACCTTGATATGCTTTGGCACCAGCGTAGCGTTGACGTTATGGTTGGCCTCCCAGCTGATGCGCTACTCGCAGCTCTGTGGACCATTACTCTAGCTAATAGCACAGCCTATCTGCCAGGTAGAATTACTATGACATTCGGAGACACTCATATCTACGCTGCACACGTAGCCGGTGCACAGCAGTACTTGCGGACATACGCTGACACACCTGTCATGTGGCGTCGTGGTCCGATGTATGACCTAGATTCTGCGGCTAGCCTCGCTAACTTCACACCTAAGATGCTTAGCTTGAGTATGTGGTATCAAGGGCCTAAGATTGACTTTGAGGTGATAGCATGATCGGAGTAGTGCTACTTAGTGCAGACGGCTACTACGTCGGAGAAAACGGACAGCTACCAGCACGCCCTTGGTTTGACAAAAATTTGCTTTTAGCTATAGTTAAGGGCAACGTGTGTTTAGCTTCACCTAACACCCTTGCAGGTTTACCTAAGTCAATCCTAGCCGCAGCAAAAGAAGTCACAACAGAAGCTAAAGATGTGACGGTTAACCTAGGTATTGCTACTTTTAGGTCGAATCCTCCTGACTTGTTACTAGTTGTGCGCAGTGAATACTTTTTAGGAAAAGGTAAGCGCTTTGATTTAACCTGGCTAACTGCTACCTATACGTGTGTAAGTGATAGTATACATGCAAATGATTCAGTGTCTATCTGGTTACGCAAAGAAACTACACAGCTTGAATTAGAGCTATAAGCTTAGCTTATCACTAACTATAACCACAATCTATTGTGCTATAGCTAAAACCTATAGTATAATAGTATTTTAATCTGGAGATAATTATGTTCACACTATTAGCACTCACACCTCGCATTACCGGCTGGAATGACGCCCGTTACGCACAAGAGTTCTCACCTCAATTAACTAATAAGCTGCTTGAAGAAGAGTATGCTGAATACGAAGCTGCTCGTAAAGCTAAAGATGAGCTAGAGCAGCTAGACGGGCTTGCTGACCTTTACTTTGTTTGTATTGGTGGCCTGTGGAAACTTGGTGCCGGTCCTGCAACTATCGACCAGGCGATCATTAAGGGCATTGAAACAGACATGGTCCTTGACGTATCACTAGGAGCATTAGTAGCTACACCTCATGCAGTTCTAGCTCTTACTGCTGGCTGGGCTGTTCGTCGTTCCGCTCTCTTAGGCCTTAGCCCAGGGCAGTTTGCACGTGCGGTAAAAGCTGTCTGTGATAGTAATGATACTAAAATAGTAGTTAAAACGCAATCAGACGTTAAAGCAAACCTTAACAAAGGCGATAACTATGTACCACCAACAAAGGCGTTACAGGCTATCTTAGCGGAGGCGTGCCATGCTTGAGCGTCCTACACATGCATATACAGCTGCGCTAGCAACACAAGCTGCATCTATGTCACCTTGTAAGAAGCGTAAAGTAGGCGCTGTTGTTGTAACTAACCTAGGTAATACCTATGCAGGTTGGAATCACAATGGTGACAAAGCATGTGAAAATATCACGGGTGATACCTTACCAGACGTGGTTCATGCAGAAGTTGACGCTATCAATGCCTCTCACCTACATAGCTCAGAAGATGAGCACGCAATAGCTATTTATGTAACACACCAACCATGTAGCAATTGTCTAAAAGAGATTGCTGCAGCAGGTATCAAGGAGATTCTTATCGTGAAAGGCTTTATGAAGTTTGACTCTGACAAGGCAGCATTTGGGCTGTTACCCAAATCAGTAGTCTACATTACTCAAGGATTAACATCACTGACCCATGATGTTATTAGCGCCCGTCATCATGGCATTTACGCCATAACCGCCGTCATCGATTGCCTTGCTGGGGGTCGCGCAGCACCTATTGTAATTAATGCAATTAACGCAGTGCTTCAATACGGAGCGAAGAAATATAAACCTAACAATTGGCGCAGTGTAGACAATGTTGATCGCTACTGGGATGCACTAATACGTCACTGTCAAGCCATCGAGCTAGGTGAAGTAGTAGACCAAGAGTCTGGCCTACCTCATGCTGACCATGCACTTTGCAACATTGCATTTTTAGCTGAATTGACGGATTAAACATTAGCTATAACAAGCCAAATTTGGTCACGACCAGATTTAGTTCGTTTTGATCTATATTTGTCAAGGCCCAGGATTTTAACCGATCCTGGGCCACATACGGAGACCGAGTAAATGAGCAAATTACAACTTTGGGATGGAGATAAAATCACTATCCGCCCTTCAGCAGTTGATGGCTTTGCACAATGTAGTTACCAATGGTACCACGCACACATTCTAGGGCAACCAACTATCCCTGGTGCACGCGCTGCTATTGGTACTGCTATCCATGCAGCGGCAGAAAGTGAGTGGGTTAAGGCGATTCTTTCTGGTAAGAAAGATTTTAACTTATCTGCAATGCGAGATGCCGCAATCGCAGAATTCCACGAGCTAGATGCAAATGGCCTACAGTACGACGAAGGTGAAGATACCAATACTGCTGAAGCTACAGTGTTACAAGGCGTAGATGCTTATGCAGAAGATATCAGCCCTTGGGTAGCTATTCCTATCGCAGTAGAAGTACGGTATACCATAGCTATTGCAAACCCTGTAGTTAAGGCTGTGTCAGGCACGATTGACTATCTAGGTGATGGCATCGTAGCAGACACAAAAACGTCTAAGCGCAAACCTGTGGTAGAAAGCTATTCTACCCAACAGTCAATCTATAAGTTGTTAGCTGAGCAAGGAGTAACTAATGGAGGTGAAGCAGGCGTACCTATTCACCGTAACCAAATTCATGGTGTAATCTTAGCTAAGACTGGCGCAACTGGTACTATCCTGGACCTAACCCCAAATGTAGCAAGAGCTAAAGTATTGGTTAATTCGATGCTTGACGTGCTTGACGTTATGAGTAAAGACATTGTACCACCTGAAGTGCTATTTCGAGGCAACCCTAAATACTACTTATGTGATAAAAAGTATTGTGCACTTTACAATAGTTGCCCGTTTGTTAAAGGTGAAGCACCAATAACTAAGGCACCAAAGCTATGACTGAACTAACTACACAGAAAGCTATCCAGCACTTACTTGTCACTGGGTACTCAAAGTATAGACTTGCTAAAATGCTGGGAGTGCAGCCAATCATGCTGCGCTTCTACGAGCGAGGCGAAAGCCGTATGAGCTCAGCAGTTGCGTTTAAATTAAAGCAGCTATTTAGTATTGTTGTCACCGACGTCTATACAAAAAGAGAACCTTCATGACTCCTTATGCACACCAAATAGCAATAGCGGCCGAAGCGGTAGAGATCTTAAAAGAACACATGATTGTATACCTAGCTATGGAAGAGCGTACAGGCAAGACACTAACCGCTATTCTTGCTGCAGAGCAACTTACATCTTGTCCTAACGTGCTAGTTATTACGAAGAAAAAAGCCTTACAAGGGTGGGAGGACACTCTTGCTGCTTTTCCGACACAGCATAAGTTTACCTTAACTAACTATCACCAAGCGTCGAAAATAGTCACTAGCTATGATTTGGTCATTATTGATGAGGCACATAACTACATCTCTGGTTATCCTAAGACAAGCAAGCTTTGGGCCGACATCAAGCAGCTAACAAGAGGTAAGCCGATTATTTTCTCATCTGCTACTCCTTACGCGCAAGGCTACCAGTTACTCTACCATCAATTTGCTCTCAGCTCATGGTCACCTTGGGCTAAGCATAAAAACTTTTACCAGTGGTTTAGTGTGTTCGGTATCCCCAAAACACTCTTTACTAGTGGTAGACAGATTCCGCAGTACAACAATGTGCTGCCTATGGTGTTTGATAGCGTTTCACACCTTTTCATCACTCGAACAAGAAAAGAGCTAGACTTCACTCATGAACCTGAAGACATCACTCACTATGTAACTTTAGAGGAGGCTACAAAAGAGTTGTACAACTCACTAGTTAAAGACAGGATTGCAAAAGTAACTGATATAGAGCTTGTCTGCGATACAGTAATGAAGCTGCGTACTAGTCTTCACATGCTTGAGGGAGGTGTAGCTAAGGTAAACTCTACCTACCTAGTTTGTCCTAATAGAGAAAAAATTGACTACATATTAGCCAACTGGGGAGACACTGAGGATGTTGTTATCATGTACAACTACATCGCTGAAAAGACAAAGCTGGAAGCTGTTTTCACAAAAGCGAAAATACTACAGGCTACTAGCTATGCAGAAGGCGTCGACCTCTCAGGCTACCCGCACCTCGTCATCTATTCGCAAGACTGGTCTACTGCTAGGCATTCCCAGCGCCGTGCTCGTCAGGCAAATGTCCAGCGCAGAGAAGAGATTAAAGTACATTTCCTTTTGGTTGAGAAAGCAATATCCGAGCAAGTCTATGCAGCAGTCTCGAAAAACAAAGTAAACTATATTGATTCACTATACAGCGGAGAAACGCTATGACTGACTTAACAGTACCAATGCAACTAGCTAAAGAAGTTCCCTTAGCTAAGGTAGCATTCCCTTGCTTCCTCGAGCCTAAATACGATGGCGTGCGATTAGCAATTATTAAGCGCGGTGACGACATTTTAATCCGCACCCGTAACGGTAAACAGGCGCACCTGCCATCAGTAGTGAAAGAGTTGCAACAGTATGACTTTAATGGTGTTATTGAGTGTGAAGTAACACTAGAAACAGGTAAAATGGAAGATAGGCCTAAAGTGTCTGGTATGATTAACTCATCACTACACAATAACCCTATCAATGAATCAGCGCTGCGCTTTTACTGCTTTGACTACCTTACTTTAGCTGAATGGGGAGCTAAACTATGCGATACACCATATACTGCTCGACGGGATTTGCTTGCACGTATTGGACTAGGCAAGGCAACGCAGTTCAAGCTTTCGTTTGCGTCCCTAGTTAGGACTAAAGAAGAGGCGCAAGCAATGTATGAAGTATTAATAGATAGTGGGCATGAAGGAGCAATGCTTAAGCATGCAAGCAGCAAGTATGAGTTTAAGCGCTCTTCAGCTTGGGTTAAAATGAAAGAAACTAAGTCAGCAGACTTGACATGCATCAGCTGGCTGAAAGGCACAGGTAAGTACGAGAACATGGTTGGCTCATTAGTTTGTGAAGGCGTTATTGAAGGCGTAGCTGTACAAGTAGCTGTAGGCTCTGGGTTAACTGATAGTGACCGCATGTGTAGTCCTACATCCTACATAGGCAAAACTATTGAAGTTAAGTATAACTCGCTAATTGTAGATAAGCACGGTAACGTAGCTAGCTTATTCCTGCCCCGCTTCAGCACTGTGAGATTCGACAAATGAGTGAGCAAAAGTTTAATAAGAAAGTGCAAGACTACTTAGTAGCTAAAGGCGCCTACGTCATCAAAACAATTGCTGCTAACCGTGCAGGTGTGCCTGATATGCTTGCTTGCTATAAAGGCAAGTTTATCGGCGTAGAAGGTAAAGTAGGCACAAATAAAGCTTCACCTTTACAAGAGCACCATATCCAACAAATAAAAAACGCCGGTGGGGTAGCCGGCGTTGTAAAGTCTTTACAAGACGTTGATGAGTTATTATTTGAATTCGAGAACTCTCTTACTCTCAGCGATACCAAGGAAGTTGTGTCGCTGTAAAATCTGAATGGTCCTTGGATCTTTTGCCACATCGAGAGAGAATGGCTTCCCTACTAGCACTTCTACTTGTTGAGGCGTCGCATAGCGTGATGGCTCAACAAGCACTTCTTCTAGCACTTGTCCCGTCTGCTTAGCTGCTGTAGCGTCCGCCTTGTTAGTAAAGTACTGAATACCACTACCTAAGTCTGTTGTACTGGAAGCTAAAGAGTAGCCTTTTGTGTATACTTTATAAACAGGCACTTTAGGATATGTCTCTTTCTGTCCCCGTTCAGCGTAGCTAATAGCTAACTGTTTTAACTCTGTCTGAAGCTCGGGATCGCCTGGCATAGCCTTAACTAAGTCATCAATTGCTGCTGCATTAGTCGGATTATCCAACACATTCGCCATCGATTCTGCAAGTCTACGTGTCCTACCTTCTTGTGTAGGTAAGTAGCGAGACACGTAGTTAAATAGTTTGTTGTGTATCGCCATATCGACACGGCTCTGGATACTGGTTGCGAGATAAGTTGTGTTCTTTGGTAGCTGTACTGCACCAGCGGCTTCACTTAGCGCAGGATCATTACGGTACACAGACGCAAACTTATCTGCTACTCGCTTTAGGTCCCGCGCAGCAGGAGTGGTAAATGTGACATCTTTTAGCGCTACAGACAACCCAGGGAAGTCCATCGCTTGATAACCTGAAGCATCACCAAGAGAGTAATTCTCAGCTAGGCGACGGATCACTGCACCTTCTACGTTATTTCGTGTTGTCATAGGTAGTTTACCAACTACTTGCATAAACGTGCCATCTATTGATTGAATACGCGTAACTAGTTCATTAACAACTTTATCTGCCGTAACCCCTTTGGCAGTTAAAGCACGGTAGAGCGCGTTTTTCTCTATCGTCTTCATCTTAGCATATTCTACATTAGCTAAGCGATATTGCTCTAGCCATGCCTCACCATTCGGCATCACTTTAGTAGCGTCTACTACTTGGTCATCAATATTAGCTATAACACGGTCAATGCGACTCGTAGCAACATAGTCGCCAAAGCCTTGGGACCTAAACTCATTAATTGCTCTGCGCGTTTCTAGTAGCTCACCTAAGCCAAACTGTTTATCTGAGTTCTGCCCGATTTGCGCTAGGCGAGAGATAAAGCTATCAAAGCGTGCTAAACGTCTTGGGTCAGTAATACCCGCTTCAGCATCATCCATCATCTTAGCTACACCGATGGTTTTAGGGTCGTAGACAAAACCTGCTTTATCCGCTTCACTAACACCTAGCTGTTTAATGCCGTCGTAGGTAGCCTTAACACCAGCTCTATACGCATTCAGGTCATCGATAAGTACACGACCAATATTATCACTAGTAATGTTATCCACACTCTTTATAAAGTCTTTAGCTCGTTGGTCAATAGAACGTAGTAAGCCAAAGCCAGCTGTTTTAGATAAGCGGGACGCTTCTCCAACTAATACTTCCATACCTGGTGTAGTCTGTAGGACAGCTTCGACTTCTCGTTGAGCTACATTACCGGCAATGCGCTGTTGAGCAATGTCTTCTACTTTAAGCGCTAGTGTTTCTGCTTCACCTTTAGATACGCCAGTGATATTGCGCATCTCATTAAGACTGCCTTTAAGCATCCAAGCATTCTTAGCATCAACGCCTTTACGCGCAGCATCCATAACTAAAGTGCTGCCGGCGCTACCTAGCTTAACTAACACATGAACAGTTGAACCTATTACGACGTCTTCTAGCCCTGCCATAGCTGCAGCATTTACTACTCTATTGTAGTCTAGCTTCTCTTTTAGAATTGATGCAGCAACATATTGGTCTGCAGCATTACCAGCAAACACACCAGCCGCACCACCAGCCGCACCCCCAACAAAAGTGCCAATAGCTTTACCTTGTGGTGGTAATGGCAGCGCTGCACCGGCTTTAGCTCCTGCCTTAGCACCAGCAATTGCTCCTCCAATACCTCCAGCAACTTCAAATTTTGCTGCCCATACACTTTGCCCAATAGATGACATAACGCCGCTATCTACTGGTAGCCACTCACCAGTAGTCTTGTCTTTATACTCTAGCACACCATCAGAAGCTAGCTGAGTTTCATACCCTCGTTTCTGTAGCCCTTCAGCTACAACGCCAGCTAGCTGGTCAGAATACTCTGCCATTTCTTGCGCCAAGTCTTCACTAAAGATAGACCCAACAGTTTTTGTAAGCATGAATGGCTTTTGGTTAAGCTTTTCAATCGCTGCTTTAAGCGTATCAGGAGACATATTAGAAGTAAACAGTACCTCCGCAGCAGGTGCAGAGTTAAACTGTGTATCTACTAGCCTACTAAATGCTCCTGGCGTGGTTGCAACACTATCTAGCGCTTCACGCACTGGCGCCAGCATTTCGTTGATTTGGGTTTTAGACTTGCCAGCATTAACTAGCTCATTGTACACGGCGCCGTAATTAGCTATAAGCTCTTCACTTGAACGAGCAGACAGAATACGTGATGCTAAGTCAATCTGTTCTGGCACAGCTTGTGTAAAGCTATTCTGCCTAGGAGGAAGTGCTTCTTGCGCTAATGAAGCTTTTGGTGATGCTAAGTCAATCTGTTCTGGCACAGCTTGTGTAAAGCTATTCTGACTAGGAGGAAGTGCTTCTTGCGCTAATGAAGCTTTTGGTGGCCTACCGCTCACTTCAACATCGCTACCTTTAGCATTTAATGCTTCAGCTCCTGCCATACTGCCAAATACAGAGTATTTATACTCTTTCAGCGTTGCTGCATTATCAGAACCATCTTTAGCCTTACCAGTCCACTGAGATTTTTCCCCCATTCGGAAGTACTTAACAGCATCTTCCCAAGAGCCAAACTTTCTATGTCCTTCATGCAGTAGTTTTGCTGCGTAGTCAATTGAAGCTCCTTGGTCAAAAGGATCAAATTTTACTCTGAAGCTACTCTCACCTGAGTAGTGGAATTTAGTGAGTTGTGCTATGCCGCTAGCAGTAGAGTGAGGATTCTTCGCATTAGGGCTAAACTTTGACTCAGTACTAACAATACCATGTAGCAGCATTGCAGGCACACCATACTGCTCTTGTGCTTTTACAAACAGCTCTTTCTGCTCTAAAGTAGGCTGATACTTACGTGCATATGCTTCTGATGCGGGGTCTTTTTCTGTGCCTACTACCGACTGGTATTTAGGAGGCACAGAACTAAGCGCTCCTTGAGGAATTATACCAGTACTAATTACATTCACTCCTTTACCTGCATTAATCTCAATTACAGGTGCACTAGGAGGAACAGCCTTAGGCATTACTTCATCTCGTACTCCAGCCCACTTATCTTTCTCCTCTGCGGATGCAGGTACAGTAAAGCCTGCAGCAGGTAGTACTGCGCGAACGGAGACATTACTAGTGTTAGGTGCTGAAAGAGGTGCACTAGCTAAAAGCCCTTGCATTTTACTCGCAATTTTACCTGGCACAATAGCCGCTTGAGAATCTTCAGGTGCAGTCATCGCTGCAGTACCTAGTCCTAGCCCAGCTACTGACCGCACAGCAGGGTCAGAAACAAAATTACCAATACCTTTCATTGTGCCTTTAGCTATCGCCTGCACATTAGGCGATACTTGATTACCAAGCATGCCTAGCATATTGTCACGAGAAGTAAATAGCCCATTTGCAGCGACCAAATCCTCTCCTAGCGCACGCTGTACTTGTTGGTTAGGAGTTAAGCTACTAGAAGGTAGGATAGCATCCATATCAAGTGCCTTATACGGCGTTTGCGTTGATTGGGTGCTAGTCGATGGAGGCCTATCCACATCTAACTTGGTTAAAGGGGATATCTCTATTTCTAGAGGCTTCCCTTGCGCTTTTGTACCTAATGATAGCACTTCATTTACAGAGCCAACATCACCCGACTTAAATTTGTTATAGGTAGCTAAAGAGGCGTCGTCTAAAATCTCTTCTGCCGAGTAAGGCACAAGAGCACCTTCTTCGCTAATTAACTTACCTTGCCTATCTAGCTTAAGTAATGAACCTTGCTTTGTACGGAAAACTAGCTTTCCTAAATCACTCAGTAGTGGCATAATCATGCTCCTTCGTTAGTATTCTGAGGTAGCTTTAATTGTGAGCTCATCGGCCCTCCGTTATTACCCTGCTGCTGTTTTGTCTGGCCGGAGCTACCCATTGCTTGCGTCATAGCTTGCTGCTGTAGCTGCATATTTTGGTCTAGCATTTGCGCTGTTTGCTCTAAGATAGCTGCAACGTCAGGAGCGTACTTAGTTTTAACAATCTTAGCACTCATCGCCGCAGCCTTGAAGAAGCCTGCAGGATTCACACTGGCTAATAGATTACCAATAGGCCCATTAATCATCGTCTCTAGCATGAGCTGATTCTTTTCATCCTCATCATTGTACGCCGTAGAGATAATACCAATGTCTACACTAGTAAACGCAAACTCTGTATCAGGCTCTGGGATTGGCGCGATCACATAGTTACCCATTTGGTCAATTAAAGGCTTGTTTGTATCAGGATCGAGCACTTCTTCCATTGGAGTATCCATAATGGGCTGGCCTTGCTGGTCCACCTTACCACTCCAAATCTGCATCGGTTTATTGATCTCAATGAAACGTTGACCATTCATAGGGTCCGATAGGCGCATGATTTGGTTCGCAGTGTAGAATTGTTTCGCTAAGTTTGCAATGTCCCATCCAATCAAGCGATAGAACGCTTCAATGCGGCCTGTTAAATAGCGTAAAGCAGTGATAGTTGCATTTTGCTGTAGCTTAACTTTACGTCCTGAGTCACTAGCTGCAGCCATACCTAAAAAGCTATCATTGATACTTAGCAGGCGCTGAATGCGGTCAAGTGAACGGTCGATAATTAAGTACTGGTCATGCACTTCAGCGGACATGTTTTCAACTCTGATACCAGCTAAGCTAAGGACTGGAATCACTGCAGTGACACGATTAAACGCAGTAGTAAAGTTCGCCATACTTTCAACAGAGTCTTGCTGCACAAATGCTTTCTGGCTATTCACCATTAGCTGGATTTTAATAATCGCCTGGTTGATAGCTTTTTGAGACTCTAGCACTTCTCGGAAAATACCGTAGTACTCTGTGTGGTCACTAGTATGCACTTTGAACGACCGGTAGGGGAACTTAACTAGGCGAGAAGTAATCTCACGCTTATGCAAAATTACATCACCTGACCACATTACTGACCAGCGTTTGCCATCATCTGTTTCAATGCATGAGTGTACAACTAGATAGTTATCATGCTGCTTATACTGGCCTACAGCAACAGTGTTATAGGTACTCTCATACTCCGCACTAGTGATATTCAAGTGGTTATGGTATGCCCAAAGCTCGTTAATCTTTACAGGAGGGAACATCTTTCTCATCTGCTCTTCACTTAACCAGCGGTAGCGATGAACATAGCGAGCATCTGAGTAATCATCTTTACGACTCATTGGGTCCAGAACTAGCTCTGATTCAGGCACGTGCTCAATAGTAATACGATGCTCTGGTCTACTATATTGATCTTTAGCCCCTGTAGGCTCAATAGTATAGTGTACTACCATCAAGCCAGAAATCATGCCACCAAGCTTTAGCTTATCTCCTTCAGATTCAAAATTGTTATCCGCTAACACGTAATTGATAGTATCATTTAGCAGCGCAGCCCTAGCTATGTCGTCTTCCTGCTTAGCATTAGCTACCACAGTGTTAACTGTACCAGCATAATAGCCTAATAACATACGAGCAAATAGCTTGATTACGTTAAAGGTTTCTGCAGGCTGACCCCGATTAGCTAAGATAGACAGCTGTTCCTGCGTGTATTGTCTATTATGGTAAAGATTCCATGTTACTTCTGCTTCATCACGAGACTCTTCATAGGCATCAAAACCAATCTTAAACGTGTCCTTTAAATCTTCAATAGTTAACTTCATCGTGTTGCTCCTCGTTGATTTAGGCTATCACGTAGAAACTGCATCGCTTCAGGTGTCACTACAGGTTGTGCGTACCCTGCCCTTAAGTCTTGCCCTGCAGTAGGTGAGAGAGGCTCACTCATACCTAGCTGTTCTTGAGTAGACATCTCTGGAAGAGGACTCTCACTAAAAGGCGTCACACTACTTTGTGCTTGAGGTGCCCTCATTTGCGGGGCACGCTGGGATCCTTGTGTAACAGGATAGCTAGGTGGGGTAGGTGTTACCTTGCCCTTAGGATTAGCCCTGTTAGATAGTGTAGCTGCTGCAGTACGTACGTTAGTGATAATTGTGTTTAGCTGCTCTACATCAGTACCTAATCGAACATGGAAGCTTGCTTCAGGTAAAGCTAAACGTAGTGCATCTAGCTCGCCGCCTAGCTGGTCTAATGAACTAGCTAGAGTAGTAAGGATATGCCCACCTTGTTGATTCAAGTTACCGAACTGCTCTCCCCAACGGGCTAGCTCACCTTCATTCATTGCAGAACCTGCGAAAGCATGCAGCAGTTGGTTACGAATACCAGCCCATGCGCTACGAGCTTCAGTACCAACAGCATCATTAGATACGTAGGCGCCAAACTGCTTAAGTGTGTTATCAACTAGACCAACGTCAGCATTAGTTAAGCCTTTCGCAGAAGTAGCTGCTGCAATTGTCTTGCGAATATTGCCAACTGTTTCAATTTGCTTATTCGTTAACTTAACACCTGATGCAGCTTCTAGCTTACGTACAGAACGCTCTGCAGTACGGTATGCAACTGTACCTGGAGTAAATTGAGTAGAATAGAAGGACTCTTCACCACCAAAGGTACTATATAACGTCTCTTCTTCTGTATCTAGCATAGACTGCTTACCAGCTGTATTACCTGCGATGTTCTCACCATGCATCTCAACTAGCGCACGATCACCTTGCTCAGGAGCGCCCATTTTAAGCCGGTCACGCGCGGCGTCTACTGCTTTAGCATTAGCAGTCATCGCAGTGCCATTACCATTTGCACCTTGGCCAGGCATCCATCGCTCAGCTTTACCAGCTTCTGCATTAGTTTTATTAATGTTAGCTTGCTTCGCGGCTAATTCAAGTCCTTGCATCAGCGTAGCTTGCTTACGGCTATCTAGTTCATTAGCGTAGCCAGTCATCGCGTAGATTTGCTGCATGTCAACTAGCTTCTTATTGCCTTCTTGATCGGTAAGTTTAAGCACGCGCGCGCGTAACGCTTCAGTATCAATTGCACCCTGGTCAAACGCTAAGCTAATATCACGGCCAATCTCCTGCGAAAGCATCCGCTGGTCTTCAATATCTGCTGGGTTAAGCTTATCAATAGATACAATATTACCTAGCATATCTTTAATCCGAGGATTCTTAAGTAGGCTATTTAAGTGGCGAGTTTCTTTATCAGCTGTGAACTTATCAAAAGCATCAAAAGTGCTACGTTTGTCTAGCTCCTTAGTTACTGCTTGTGCCTGCGCAGTTTGCTGCTCTAGCTGTGCTCGCATTTGCTGCAACTGTAGCTCTGGACCGTTATTTGCATTCCACATACCTAGCTCTTTTAGCTGCTGGTCACGTAACGTCTTTGTGTACATCGCTTGCTCTCGGCGTAGCTGGCGATCTTGTCCTTGGTCAAGCCCTCGTTGGTATGAGTTGTAGGCATCGCCAATAAAGTCGCCAGCAGGCACCGAATTACCCATCTCAACAGTAGGTAGTTGACCCACATGCTGTCGCTGTGACCCAAAAGTAGTGTTATTAAATGGCATCGTACTCTCCTAGAAAACGCTACGCGTTGTATTTTGTGTTTGGGCCTGTCCGAACTGGTTTAGCCCGAGATTAATAACACTACCAAATAACTTCCCCAGTGTATTAGCCTGTACTAGATCTGCATTACCACGCATTGCAGCGGCATTTTGCTGTGCAGCTAATGTGGCGTTAGTACCAGCTTCACCAGTGTTATACTTAAGACGGAGAATGTCCATATCAGTGGTAAACTGCTGCTGTGCAATACCTGCGTTACCCGCTGCCAGGGTATTGCCTGCACCCGCAATCTGTGTATTGATGCCAGCTAAAGCATTTGCACCGTCAAGAGATAGCCCAGCCATAGTATTACCATAATTAGCAGCAGCGTTACCCTGACCAGTAGCTATATTAGCTAGATTAGTACCTTGCCCAGTAGCTAGGTTAGCTAGATTATTGCCATGACCAGTAGCTAGGTTAGCTAGATTATTGCCCTGACCAGTCGCTATATTAGCTAGATTATTGCCCTGGCCAGTAGCTATATTAGCTAGATTATTGCCCTGGCCAGTGGCTATATTAGCTATGCTATTGCCCTGACCAGTCGCTATATTAGCTATGCTATTGCCCTGGCCAGTGGCTATATTAGCTATGCTATTGCCCTGACCAGTCGCTATATTAGCTATGCTATTGCCCTGACCAGTCGCTATATTAGCCATATTAGTACCATAACCAGTAGCTAAGCCAGCTGCTATATTACCTTGGTTAACCTGTGCGGTTAGCGCAGTACCTTCGGCACTCATAGCATTGGCGAGAGTGTTATTCTTATTAGTAAGTGCATCGGCCATCATGCCAGTCAAAGGGTTAACTGCGTTCTGTGAAATACCCATAAACTCTGTTTGAGCTTTAGCTACATCAAATGGTGCGTTAGCGCGTATAGTAGAACGTGCACGAGCATTATCTAGCTCTGCCTGTGTCATCATTGATTGCTGAGCACCAGCAACAATACCACGTTGTGCAAAGTTTTTTAACAAGTTGTCTTTAACAGTCTGAAACTCTTGCGCTTGGATAGTCAGCTTTTGTCCAGATACTTTTTGGGCCGTTAAGTTGGTATAGAATGAGCTAAGGTTATCTAATACGGGGCCAAATACGTTATCCCATTTCTTCATCTGCTCACCAATAATACCAATCGCTTGATCATTATTAGCTAGCATTGCTGTTTTATTTGCACTAATTGAAGCTCGATAAGTATCAATTGCTGCTTGTCCTTTGGCGATTTCACCTTTTGCGTCAGTGTAAGCAGTATTAACTGCTCCCATGGCGGTGTTAGCACCAGCGTTAACTGCTCCCATGGCGGTGTTAGCACCAGCGTTAACTGCTCCCATGGCGGTGTTAGCACCAGCGTTAACTGCTCCCATGGCGTCATTATATGTCTCAATAAGCGTTCCTGTAGCCTTATCTACACTAGTATTGATTGCGTTACGAGCGTCTGTAAAGCCTTGATTTTGTTGGTTAAAGCCAGTAGTAACCGCTGTTTGTGCAGTAGCTAAAGCATTGTTAATCAACGTAGAATTTGCACCTAACGCAGTCATCGTATTAGTATACTGTGCTGTAGTCGAATCTTGTAAGGCTTTAATTAACGTATCGCTAGCACCTTTCATCTCGATTGACGCTACAAGCGCACGAGCGTTATTCTTCTCCTCAGCAGTAATTGCTGCATCTAGTTGTGCTTGTGCAGCACCTTTGATTGCCTTCGCTTGGGCTTCACCAGTTAGGGTGCCAGAAGCAACACCTGCCACAGCTGCTACCCCTGATGCGATAGTTGTCCAAGATAAACTAGCAGACGCTGCTGCTGCTGCTGGTGGCGTGCCTGCAGCTATCGCAGAAGCCATAACATTAAGCGAAGCTTCTGCCTCCGCAATGGTTGTTGCCGTAGTTGCAGTGTAACCTGCAAGAGACGCCCCAATCTGTTCTGCAAGCCAGGGCATGCCATAGTACATCGCAATAGCAATAGCAGCAGTTTTTAGCACAGGAGAGTCTCCGATAGCATCACCTATTTTATCCAGTCCTGTAGCTTCACCTATCGCATGAACTGCGTCGCTTATCGGGTTATACACTGCATCCACAATATCGTTTAACCCTGTGGCTTCTCCAATGCTGTGAATAGTATCACTTACAACACCCATTTGTACCTCCTACCCAAACTAAGTTATCTCCTGTGACTGTAGCACCTAGCTTTAGTCCCACGCGTTTCGTTTCTTCGTAATTATCATGCAATACAGTTGCCATAGTCCTACTCCTTGATCTGATAGTAGTGACGAACAGACGGCACATACCAATACTATACCTTTTGCCTACGTAAAAAGGCATCAGATAGTCATACTGCACTCCAGCAGTTTCTTGCGGCACTACGAAAATCGCACCAGTACTACACTCATGTAATATATGGTGCTTACCAGTAAAATGCTGCGGCGCTAGCCCTCGCTGGGTGAGTAGCTGTTTCGTTAAGTCTGTCATCTTAGTACCTCTAATCATTCATTATAACATAAAACTAAGCCCAAAGATACGGCTATTGAGTTTACTCAAGTTTCTCGTGCAGTTGGCAACGTCACGACTTCAAACACTGTGCCCGTGCCACTAAAAGCAAGCTTTAACCCATAACCTCTTCTGTGCTGTTGTGGAGGCGTAATCTCGTGCGTGGTATCACCTGATAGTGCTTTTGTTAGAACTACGTCACCATCAATCTGTATTGATACAGTTACATCACCAGTACTCCTAAGATAAAACTTATTGTACGATTTTAGGTTGGTATACTCACCTTCTGTAAGCAAGCCTGTAGCATAGCTATAACTAGCTGGTGCGCCAGTAAACGCTTGCTTAAATACACCGCCAGAAACTAGGAACAGCGCTTCGTTATCTGTGGTAATATAAGTGGAGGCAAAATCTAGGTAGTAAATGGTGGTGCCGTACCTAAAGTCAAGGCAAAGCAATTGGCCTGAGGTAAGCTGTAAGTAGTAACACTTATTTACGTACACAGCACAAACACTAGCTAGTTGCTGGCTGCCTAGTATAGGTAAAGTAATATGGTCAACACCTGATGTAGTAGCTGCACATAGGCCATGACTAGAGAGAAATAAAACAGTGCTACCAGTACTAACTGTACAAGCATGAGATATGCAGCCTATTGTCTTGTCTAACACAAGTAACGCAAATGTAGCAGCATCACTACCAACTAGCAAAGAGGTTGATGTTTTAGTAAATATTAGTAGACCACCTGCAATTGAGGCAATACTAGTAATAGGCTCAAACAACTCGAAGTAGTTTGTGCGTGGCCAGTACTGGGCGTAACCATCGCCTTTAGTGTAGTATAGCTTTGTACCTAGCACACCGTAGAATGTGCCAAAACGTTCTGTTAAGTATCGGAGGTTTTCGTATGGTGCTGAGTTGTTTACTGAGCCCATTAGGCGACCTTTTAGGTCTTCATCTGCGATGTCATCAAAGAATGTGCCTGTTACATTAGTGACTGTCTCTAAAAGCAAGAAGTCAGTCCAGGTGCCACCAATACGATAAATGCGAATATGTGTAACTTGAGAGTCAGTAGACGCAGTATAGCCAATAGTAGCCGCACCATTAGTCAACTCAACTTCTCGCGAGAGCTCACTAATTGTCGACTCAACACCTGTATTGTCATTGTAGTAGCTATACGCATACTGATACGTACCTTCTTGCCCGCCTACCCCTCCAGCAGTAACGCTTGGTGCTGTTGTAGGTTCAAGAATACCTAATCGAGTAGTTGTGGCACCATCGTATTGCTCTGCAAAGCCTACTTGTGTCCAGTATAGTTTACCTTGGTACTCTACAAAGTCTTTTTCCGTCGCGCTGAACACCCACTCATCTTTAGCATCATACCACTTTGCATACTGCTTTGCTACTACGTTAGCTACTGTAGTAGGTAGCAGCACTGGAGTGAGTGGACCACTAGCTAAATTTACGTTAACACACTCTGTTGATTGGGTAGGTCCAATTAAGCTTGCATCCACTCTAGTAAGCAGCCCACCGTTAAAAGAATTCAACTTCATATAATCACCCACATAAGTAAATACAAGCTACTAGTTTAACTTGTGTTGGAGAATCAAATACGACTACTTCACGGCATTTAGCTACTGTATAGTTACGAATAACATCATCTGCTTGCTTCATACCTTTACCAGGGATGGAAGACGTAACGATTAAGTCACCAATCTCTAGATCCCCACCTTCACCACAGACACTAAGTTGACCTTCACCTACTGCATTAAAAGCTATCGCCTCGTACCTGTCTTTAACCTCATAGTATGCTTCCGGCTGTTGATACAGCGCGACAGGAGTGAATGCATCTCTGACTATGCCATTTGAGAGCACAAACACTCCAATTGCTGCTTTTTGGCACGGTGCAAAGCTAACAATTACTTCTGCAATAGAGTTAGAAACACTATAGCTTTTAAACACTAGTGGAGTCCCAATAAGAATATCTCCTGGTGCAACGATAGTCCCTAGCGGCAGAAGCCCTTCATGGGCACCAGTAAATGGCCCATAGTTAACACCGTTGCCATCTGCTAAAAAGTCAAAGCCTGCAGCGGTACCGATAATGCCAGCGGTGTGTATAGCAGCAGTATCATTCCGTCCTCTTACTCCATGTGAGCCAGCACCGCTACCTGCTTTACCTGTAACACCTATGCCAGTACCTCCTTCGCCGTGTACCGCAGGTTCGCTTCCGAGGGACGTAGCATATACCGCCGAAGCGGCAGTGTTTGTAGCATTACTACAGACTATGCCTCCTCCAGTTAGCTTGTAGTAAGAAACTTCTTCCCCTCCTGAAGCGATACTAAACATTGCAGTACCAGAAGCGTTCTTTATGCTAAATGAACCTGACGCAACACTAATAGCACCAGCAGTAATCTTGTCTGCCGCAATTGAGCCTGAAT